GACCAGCGGCGCGACATCCTTCAGTGCCTTGTCGCCGGTCGGATCGCCGGTGATCCGATCGGCCAGAATGACCGTCAGGACTTCGTCGTAGTCCTGGATGAAAAGCCCGGCAGAGGCCGTGGGCTTGCCGCCATGAAGGCCGGCGAAAAGGACGTAGGCCACCGGCGTGGTGGTCGGCAGGCGGTTGCTCGCCACCACCGCCGCAAAGTCAGCCGCGTTGCCGAAGCGTCTGATCTCGGGGACGCGGTCCTCGATGCGCGCGCGTGCATCGTCCATCCGCAGCATCAGCGCGCCCATCAGACGAACCCGATCAGGTTTTCGTTGGAAAAGGGCCGGTCGCGGTCACTGGTGCGAACGCCGCTGTCGTTCCGATCGGCAGGCTCCTGCCCTTCGATCGGCAGACGGATCGTGCCGCTGGCGATGTCGCGCAGCTGCCGCATCGCCGCGTCGTGATCGTCCTTCATCTTCTGCGGCGGATCGTAGGTGTGCAGCTTGTAGATCGCGATGACTTCGGCCAGGTCGCGCACCATCGGCGGCACCTCGGCGAGCGGCAGGCGATACCTGCCCGCCAGATAGCCATTGATCGTCGCATCGGTATTGACCAGCGCCCGCTCGACAACCTCGGCATCGATCTCACCGGTCGGTTCATCCGCACGATCGGTCAGATCGAGCAGGAGCCGTTCGGTGAAGCGATCCTTCAGGTTGTCGAGCGTGGCGTAGGTCATCGCTTAGCCCAGTTGCCCCTTGAGCCAGGGGGTATCGACCGCGCCGGCAGCGACGAGCTGGGCGTGTTCCTTCTCGGTCACCTTGGGCCGGTCGCCGGCCGGAGTGAATGTGGTGCCCTCGACACGCACAGACCAGTTGATCGGGAACGCACGCCGCTCGGCGTCCGAACCCTCGCCAGCATTTGCCTTCGCAGGCTTGCTCGCGGCGGGCGTTTCGGCTCCGGGCACGGCCTTCGCCTTCGTCTTGCCAACGGTCTTGCTCGGCTTCGGCTTGGCGGTCGGGGCAGGAGCCGCAGGAGCAAGCCCCTTCGCCGCCTCGACCCAGTCCGCCCAAGCGAGCGTGCCCTCGAAGTCCTCGAGCGGCGGGGCCTGTGCCGGATCGATCTCAGCCAGCGCGGAGGCATCGGCCACCCCGGCAGCGGCGAGCGCTTTCGCGGTCGCTTCGCCGATGCCGGGGATCGCGGTCAGGGCGACAGGCTGTGTCTCGCCGCCCATTATTCGCTCACCGCGTTCTGGATGAGGAAACCCGCATCCTGCGCCACGATCAGCTCGCGCACGCGCTCGCCGGTGCGAACGCGGACACCGCCCTGCAGTCCGATGTCCTCATCCGGAATGCGCCCGGCGATGCGGCTGCCGTACTGTGCGGTGAAGCCGAACGTCACCCCGCCGCCCTGCGGCGTCGCCATCGGGTTCTTGTGCGTCAGCGCGATGCTGTTCTGCCAGGCACGTTCCAGCGAGACCGGCTGACCCGGCTTCGCCGTGTTGTACCAGGCATCGCCAATGTGGACTTCCCGGATGCCTTCGCCCGAAAACAGCTCCTTGAACTGCTCGACCGTGACCATACCGGCCTCGGTCAGGTTGCCCTTGACCGCGTTGACGATCTTGGGGTGGCTGGAGAGCTTGCTCCAGACACCACGGCCGAGCGTCATGGTGTTCGGCCGCACGACCAGGGTCGAATTCATGCCGTCCTTGATCACCGCGATCGGATCGGAGGCGTCGTAGTCGTCGAACTGGTCGGTGCCAGCCAGGGTCACCTTTCGGTCTGCGCTGTAATTCGCCGCGTTGTGGACCATCCGTGCCACGCGCACTTCGCGAGCATTGAGGACGGTGTCGATGATCATCATCGTGGCATGCGCTTCGGGGTCGAAGGTCGAGACCTTGCGTTCGCGGGCCTTGCGTGCGGCCTCGATATCGGAGTTGGGGATCGGGCTGTCGAAGCCGTAATCCTTGACCGAGCTGTCGCGCTGCTCGCCGCCGAATTCCAGCTGCTGGACCTGTCCCGTGCGGCCCACCTCGGGATTGGGCACGTTGAAGGCTTCGGCGAGTGGATACTCGGTCCAGGCGAACTTCTCGTCGGGAACGGGAACGCGCGGCAGTACCTGGTCGGCGATGTATGCGTTGGCGGGATTGCGATAGCCGATCGCGATCGCGGTCAACGCTGCGTCGGTAGTGAAAGGACGTTCCATTATACGGTCTCCCCGATCACGCCGGGAGCGGCGAGATAGTCGATGATGTCACCGGCAACACCGGGCTCGTCGGCGTAACCGATGATCCGATCGCCAGCGGTGGTGGTAGCCACGGCCTTGGCATTGGCATCGCTGGTCAGGGCATCACCTGCCTTGACCGTGCCGCCCAGGGTGACCGAGCCGAAGCCGGTGCGGGTGACGTCGACCATCTGCTCGGCGGCAGTCACACCGACCTTGCCGGTGGTGCCCACCAGCGGGCCGAGATTGTCGGCTGCGAGCTCGACAGTCTTGTTGTTTGCCGCATCGGCATAGGCGACGATCAGGTGCGCCCCGATCGCGGCGGCAGCGGGATAGCTGCGGATCAGAGTGGGGATGCTCATTTGTGCTTGCCCTCCTGGACGGTCATCACGGCCGTGGCGAAGTCGACCTCACGGCCTTCTTCCGCACACTTCTTGACGTAGGCGGTTGCCTGGTTGGCGAGTTCGAGCGGATCGTCCTCGGTCGAGCCGGGAACGTCACCGAAGTTCACCTGGCCACTGACCTTCGGCATCGCCTGGATCAGCTTTTCGGCCCGCTCCGGGTTTTCCATGTGGATCGCGATATATTCGTCGCGCTGCGGCTTCAGGCCCGCACGACCCTCGCGGATCGCGCCGTCGACGAAGGCGGTGGCCACGTCGCTCTTGCGAGCGTCCTCCAGGGCAGTGACCTTGCTCTGCAGCGCGGTGACCAGCTCGCCCGCCTTGTCGCCGCCCGTCTTCAGCGTGCCGATCGCGGACTGGATCGCGGTCTCGTCGGCATCGTCGCCCAGGCCCAGCGCTGCGGCGATCGGCGAAAGCTTCGCCTGCGCCGCTTCGCGCACCTTGTCCTCGACACCGTCGATATCGCCCTCTTTCTTTTCGAGGGCCTTCTTCAGCGCAGCAAGGATATCCTCCTCGCCCGCTTCCTCGCCAAGGCCGAGGGCCTTCGCGAGCTGCTCCATAAAGGTCATGCTCGTCTTCTCCTGGTGGTCTTGCCGTGTTTCGGCTGCGTGCAGAGCCTTCAGCTCCACGAAGTTGGGTTCGTTCACGAGGCTGGCGCGGCGGATCGCCACGATCGTGCCGTCCTTGCGGTGGGCGATGACCGGGGAGACGCCGCGATACTCGCCGTCCTCCATCATCTGGCGGCCGAGACGGGTGTATTCGACGCGGCCCCAAAGGCCGTCCGCCCGACGCTGCAGCTCGACGATCCATCCGCGCGCCGGGGCGGCGGCGCCCTTGGGCGCAGCCAGATCGGTCGAGTGGTTTTCGTCGAGCACCAGCTTGCCGCCTGCCGGCAGGCTGGCCGCGATGATCGTATCGAGATCGGCCACCTTGTAAGGGCCGCGGCCGTCATTGGTCAGGACATCGCCTTCGGCCGGCAGCAGGTGCAGCCATTCGGGCACGCCATTGCCCGTGGGCACGGCGAGCGCCGACGCCAGGGCGATGGTCAGGCTGGAAGAATTGGGCTTTGTCATCCCCACCGCAATGAAGGTGAGCGGGGTTGCACTCCATGCCCGCCACGGCGGGCATCCGGCAGGTTATCGGCGATTGTCGGGAGGTTCGCAGGCTCGCACCTGCGCTATCGTGCTGCCACGTCCGGCAGGATTGATCAATCGCGTTGCCCGATCGCGCGGCTCAACTGGCGTCCAGCGTGCGGCCGAGATGCTCCTCGACAATGTCGACGATGTTCGTCGCGTCCTCGGCCGAGATACCCAGCCACCGGCGTGCGGGAATGCGCCCCCAGGGGATGGGATTGCCGCGTGCGTCGTTGCCGAATTCGCCCTTGGCCGCGCCGTCCTGCATCACGCGCGAGTAGATGAGCGAGGAGCCGATCACGACGCCGTCGCGGCTGACGAACCTGAGGATTTCGTTCGAGAGACGGCCCGAAGGGCCTTTCAAGGCCTTCGAAAGGTTTCCGTAGCCAAGGCGCTTATAGCGGGCGAGCGTCGCCTCGCTCTTGGGTGCCCACTTGGACCCATCGGGCGCGGTGCCCGTCTGAAAGCGGTCTTTCGTTGCGCCAACCATGTATTCGCCGATGTCCTCGTAGACCGGCGTCATGTCTTCCAGCTGCTCGATCGCTGCGCGAAGCGCGTCG